GTTTCCCAGTCACGATCTCATAAGGTTACTTCGTGTGCCATGTGTTATTTAGTTTTAGGTTGGTTATTTTCTTCGATCATGATTTGTACTACTTGCATTATTCTGTGCCATGTTATTTGCCTTGCATTGGCTTCTGTGGCTTCTCTGCTTTCCATTGGTTCCGTTAGTCGGTATTTGCCCATTGTGAGGAACCATTTGTCGTCGAGTTTTACGGTAGTGAATGGTCCGTCGTCTACTTGGAATTGTTGGAAGAGCATGGTGTCCTTCTCTTCTTCTTGGATTTCTGCTTGTTGTGTTTTCATAGTTGTTCTTTTTTGCCGTTGGTTTTAATGTATAATGCTATTTCTCGTTTGCGTTCTATGAGTGCCCATAGTTGTTTTGGTGTTAGCTTGAATTTTAGATATTCAGGTTTAGTTAGTTTTGGTTTTTGTGTGGTTGACATTGTTGGTTTGGTTTACGTTTATTATGGTTGTACAGTTTTTCAAAGCTAGTATCGTTGCTAGTATTAGTACGATTAAGGTACTATTTTCTGCATATCTGTCAAAAATCGTTGTAGTCCGTTCGGTATTTCGCGGAGTTTGTCGATTAGGTTGTAGATTTCGCCGTCTGTCCATCCTCTGATTTGGTGTAGTCTTAGAATATAGTGAATAATTGCCTTTTCTTCATCGGTGTAAGGTTTGAAGTCTTTTTGCATTGTAATTGCGGTTTAAATGTATTAGTTTCCGTTTTTCCTTTTCGTATTCTTCCTGTTTGTAGTCGTTGGGTTGTCCGTAGCCTAGTCGTTTTGCTTTAGCCCTGTACATTTCCTGTACTTGTTTAAAGTTTTGTTCTGCGTTAGGTCGTTTCATGTCTATGCGTGTGCCACATATCCAGCGCTCGTTTTTGTCCAGTTTCTGTAGCCATAGTAGTTCCCTTTCTGCTTCGGTGTATATTTTGTTTCTGTAGTAGATTGGCATTGCCATTTTGTAGCCTTGCCGGTTGGTGTATAGTTCGTTGGTTTCTCCTGCAGGGTTGAATTTGTTTAGTCGTGCGTCTAGTCTTTGTATGTAGTTACGGCCTATGCCGGGGCTTGTTAGTATTATTGGCATGTAGGCTTTGTGTACTAGGTCTTGTTTCGTGGTGTATTTGATGATGTAGTTTACGGTGCGTTCGTTGACGTATGTTCCTGTGAACGTGTAGCCGTATCCCCATATGTCGTTGATGTCTTGTTTGTGTTCGGTCCATAGTATGCCGTGTATGTGTACGTGTTCTTGTCCGCTGTGTCCTAGTTCTGTTACGAACCAGTGTTTGACGCTTTTTTTGTGTTTTTTTCTCCATCTTTCTAGGAATCTTCTGGTAGCTAGTGTGGCTATTGCGTTGTCTAGTTCATATCCTTCTAGTGCTTCGCCTCCGTTGTTTTCGTAGATGTCTGTTGTCAGTTGTTGTAGGCTTTTGGTGTTGAACGTTAGTGTGATGAAGTGGCCATTTTTTGCTGTTCTTACTTCTTCGAGTAGTCGTGTTTGCCATTGTCTGCCCCTTTGTTTTATGCATTCGATGCATTTCTTGCATCCTATTGGTACGTACATTACTCTAGGATCTTTCATTATTGGCGGATGTCCGCCATTCTTTTTGTTCGGTTTGTACTTAGGGTTTTTTATGAGTTTTGGATATAGGCACATGTTGCTTGATCTTTACATCTGTACGCCTTATTGCGCGTAGGTCTCCGTACGCGGTTTATAGAAGCCTAGGACCGTGATGCGTGTCCTTTTCTGTGCTTCTCTTGTTGCTCTGACTTTCTGCATTGTGTTCTGTGTTTCTCCATTTATTCTCCCTCAAATGTTGTATTTGGTTTTAACGTGCGTGCGTGCGTTTCTCTTTATTCGCGTGCGTGCGTGTTTTCTTCTGCGCCTTTGTTGGCGTGTCTGTTTTGTGTGTTGTTTTTATTAGTTCTTCCCATGTTATGCTGTATTTGAATGGTATTTGTATTTGCTCCCGATGGCGGGAGGGGTTGGGGTGGGTTTAGAATCCTATTTTCTTTTGTGGTGCTAGTCCGATGATTGTCGGTATGATTTCTAGCCATTGTTTGATTTGTTGTGGTGTGCTTGTGTTGAATGCTGTCTGTGCTTCTGCATTTGTTGCTAGTTTTTCTTTAATCCAGTTTTCTCTGTCTTTCAGTTCCAGTTCTCTCCAACGTTGTTCGTTGCCTTGGAACGCCATTGCGATGTCGTTTATCATGTTTTGTACGGCTTGGCGTTTTACTGCGGTGTCTGCTTGTGTGTTAGTTATTCCGGTCCTCATTACTTCTGCTTGCAATACTTGTAATGCTACTTCGTTTCGGATTTTGTTTATTTGGTCGTCTGCTGTTGCATCTCCAATGACGTTGTTGCGTTTTAGGGTTTCCCATACTTGTACTGCTTGTGCGGTTTCTGTTCTTATTTTGGTTAGTCCTTCGTTGAATGTGAGTTCTGTTGTGGCTTCTTGTAGTGTGGCTAGGCTTCTCTGTATGTTGGTTAGTGCTGTTTGTGCTTCGGTGTTCTTTACTTCTGCTTTGAGTTTTTCGATTTGGTTTTCTACGAGTTGTGTGTCTACTCCGCCTTTTTTGCCGGCTTCGGTTTGTTTGAGTGCTGTGTCTGCTTTTACGTTTTCAATTTGTGCTTGTGTCATGGCGGTTTGCAATGCTAGTTGCATTCCCATTCCTCGGTTCATTTCTCCTACTGGTGCTTGTCCGCCTTGGGCGTTGCCTGCGCTTACTCCTCCGGTTGTACCTCCGGGTCCGCCTTTGGCGTACATTAGTCCTACGTTTAGTCCTGCTTTTTCCATTTCGCGTCGTTGCGCGTCATAGTTGGTTCTCTTCCATAGGTCGTAGCTTAGTTCTTGGCTGTAGTCTGCTAGTTCTTTGTTGCCTTCGATTTGTAGGCCTTGTAGTTTTCTTTGTTGCTCGAGTTGTCGAGCGTCTTGGTATCTGTCTTGTTGTTTGCCCCATGTGTCGCCTAGTATCATCCCTAGGGCTTGTGTTCCGAGTGTTTCGAGGATTGCCATTTTGTTTGAATTTAGGTTTTTTCGCGTCTTGTTGTTAAACAAGCGGTACGCTATATACTTGATATATTAGTATACATGCGTACCGCCCATTTTTCTTTGGTTTTATGATGGTTTGTCGGTAGATTCTTTGGAATCCTTGCCTTGTATAGGCTCGGCTTTGCCGTCTTTTTTGGCTTCTTGTTTCTTTAGGTTTTCTTCTCTTCTTGCTTTGTAGCTTTTGGCGATTTTGTCTGTAGCTTCTAGTGCTACCTCGAATCGGTCTGTCCTTATGTTTGTGCTTGCCCTTACTCCTTCTTTTCTTGGTGTGTAGATTATCGGTGCGCCGTCTTTGATTGGTTCTTTGTTATTTACGATGCGTTCTACCTTTGTTTCTATTGTTTCTCCTTCTTTGGATTGGTTCACGATTATGCGTGTGCTTCTGAATCCTTGGTCTAGTCTGTAGCTTTTCATAGTTTGGTGTATTTAAGGGGGGGAATTGGTCCCCCCCTGTTTTGTTTAGAGGTTTGGCATTACTTTTGCACTCATTTTCCTTCTAGCTGTAATATTATTGCTGATTTGTACCCAAAAGTTTTGAGCGTCTAGGCTTGTATCAGCGAATATGTGGTTGAATTTGCTAGGGTCAATGTATGTTGTCAAGTCTGCGATTTCCGGTAGGCTTCCATTCATTTTGAGGTCGTACCGTCTTGCTAGTACCATATACATTTGTTGGGTCTGATCTGCGAAGTTGCCATAGATTTTGTTGACGTTGGTCATGTAGTTTACCCATGCTGGCTGTTTCCCTGCGCTTTTGAATGTTGTGCTAGGTATTGTGCTGTCTAAGGCTGTGTCCCACCAGGCCATTTGGTCTGTAATCAGGTCTTGGAATCCTATTTGATCTAGTGCGGGTTTGTGGAAGTCGTTCATGGTTTTTAGGTTCATGTCCCATGAATTTCCTTGGCTATAGTCCACGTAAGGGGTTAGGCTGACGATGCCGATGATGTAGCTAGGTTCGTCTACTTTTGCCACTACGTGTCCGCCTTTTTTGCCTGCTGTTCTTCCCCTTCCTGCTAGTGTTCCAAGCGGTTGTTTTGTGCCTGTGCTTGCGTCCTCGAAACGTGCGTTGCTTACTACTTCTTGGAATATGAGCCTTGATTGTAATCCCCCTATGTACATGGGGTTTTCTGCGCTTCTTTGTCTTTGGTGTGTGTATACAGCATCTAACCAGTCGTCGTATGTTCCCCCGCTTACTGCTATGCGGTTTAACATGTCGTATACTTTTTTGCTTAGGTTGAGTTCGTCTATTGTGAAACTTCCCCCGCTTGTGTCAATTGCTGTGATTTCGCTAATGCCGTCGGGTCCGTCTATCCATTCTGTTGATACCCAGTTATTGAACAGGTCGCTTTGGTATGTTTTGAGTGCTAAGCCTGTTTGGTTGAATAGTGGTGCGGTTTGTAGTGTTGCTTGATTGCTTGCCATTGGTGGTCCGTACGGTGCTACGTCTGTCCCTCTGAGTGTGTAGTTTGCGTCGCCTCTGTAGGTCATGATGTCTAGGCGGATGTCGTCTATGTTTTTCAGAGGGAAGTTTGCTATTTCGGGAGCCGTTTGGTAGTTGGCTCCTGCCATGCTGTTGTTATATGTGATGAGTGCTACGTTTTTAACTGTTCCGTATTCGTTTACGGTTTTGCTTCCGATGATTAAGCCATTTTGGAATACCCAGTCGCTGTATATTGTAGTTGCGCGTATTAGTTCTTTTTCTCCTGTCACTAGGTTGGTAGTGTCTAGGAGTATCATTTCAGGGTCGAAATTTTGTGTGAGTCCGGTCCCTGCGATTGTTAAGTAGCTATCTTTTGTGAAGTAGTATGTGGTGTAGGTTGTGCCTGTGATTGGAATTGCTACTGGTGCGCTTCCGGGTAGGTATAGGTTGGCCGCGCTTATTACTACGTTTGACGGTGTGAGGTCTTTTACGATGTATGCCCCGATCTCTTCTTGTTTGTTTGCGTAGTAGTTTTTATAGATGTCCCAGTAGGCTAGGTATGGTATGGCGTTGAATGTTCTTCTTACGAATCCGGTGGCTTCTGCATCTCCATTTCCCAAGCCTCTGATTCCGAGGTATGAGAATAGGCTACTTGGGTTTATTTGTTGGTTGTCTATTGGTTTGCTTGGATTTACAGGGGGGGCTTGTAGTTCGATGAGTGGTAATCCTACTTTGCTCATGTCTAGGCCTATTCCAAGCATGTTCATATGTAATTTTGCTTGGTAGAGTCTTACGGGTACTTGGAATACGTCGAGTTGTACTTTGTAGCTTCCGAAGAGTGGTCCTATTGTTGGATGTGTGAGGACGTCTACTTCTAAGTCTATGTCGAATGTGTCTCCGGGGAGTGCTACTTGTACCATGAAGGGCACAAGTGTGCCTGCTGCCATTGTGCTTCGCCATACGTAGCCGATGTCATGTGTGGACCTTTCGTAGTTGTGTAATTCTATTTTTTGGCGTTTGCCTGCTCCCAAGCGTTCGCCTCCTAAGGTTACTTCGTGTGCCATGTGTTATTTAGTTTTAGGTTGGTTATTTTCTTCGATCATGATTTGTACTACTTGCATTATTCTGTGCCATGTTATTTGCCTTGCATTGGCTTCTGTGGCTTCTCTGCTTGATCGTGACTGGGAAAC